AAGGTAGGTTGGGCAGTTGAAACTATCACTAAGGATGTGGAGTACCCAATCTATCAAATTACTGAATTAGAGGAAAACAGTCGTAAGATTGATAACCTACAAGAAGCTATGGTAGCTGATCCAGTTACGTTACCTGATGAAGTACTTAAAGCTATTGAGGTAACCAAGGCTACAGGTAGACCTCATTGGGTATCTCAGTCAGGTACAGACATAATAGAAGAAGATGTGGTAATTAAGAATCATCCTACTGTTGAAGTATGTGAGTATGAGAATGTTACCATAGACCCTTCATGTAAAGGTGATATGCCTAAAGCTAACTTTGTTGTTTATAGTTTTGAAACATCTAAATCTGAGTTAGAAAAAGATGGAAGATATAAAAACTTAGATAAGATAGTTACTAATACTCAATCCGTATTAGCAGATGCTGACCACAAGAGTGAGTACGCTGAAGGTGGGTTTACTTTTAATGATGAACCTCGTAAGAAGTTTGTTGCCAGAGAGTACTGGGGATATTGGGACATTGATGGTTCAGGTAAGACTAAAGCTATTGTAGCTACTTGGGTAGGTGAAACACTTATTAGATTAGAAGAGAATCCTTATCCTGATGGATGTATTCCTTTTGTAGTGGTTCCATACTTACCTGTTAAGAAGTCTGTATATGGTGAACCTGATGGGGAGTTACTAGAAGATAACCAGAAGATACTAGGAGCAGTAACCCGTGGTATGATGGATGTTATGGGTCGGAGTGCTAATGGTCAGATAGGTATTCGTAAGGATGCTTTAGATGTAATTAATAAACGTAAGTGGGAGAAAGGTGCAGACTATGAGTTTAATCCTGGAGTTGACCCAAGACAGGCTGTTATAAACCATACATACCCTGAGTTACCTAACAGTGCATTTCAGATGATTATGCATCAGAATAATGAAGCAGAATCTTTATCTGGTATTAAAGCATTTAATGAAGGTATTAGTGGAGCTGGTTTAGGTGATACAGCAGCAGCTGCTAATGGAGCACTAGGTGCAGCAGCACAACGTGAGATGGGTATACTACGTAGGTTATCGAATGGTATGCGTGACATTGCTCGTAAAATCATATCTATGAACCAAGACTTCTTAGAAGAGGAAGAAGTAATCAGAGTTACTAATAAAGAGTTTGTTACAGTAAGACGTGATGATTTAGCAGGGTACTATGATTTACGATTATCTATCTCAACTGCAGAAGCAGATGAACAGAAAGCTAAGGAACTAGCATTCATGTTACAGACTACAGGACAACAGTTTGGTTTGGACATGTATAAATTAATACTTGCAGATATCGCTAGATTGCGTAAAATGCCTGAATTAGCTCAACAAATTACTGAGTTTAGCCCAGAACCTGACCCAATAGCTGAAGCACTTCAACAAGAAGAGGTAAGAGCAGCACAGTTAGAGAATGCTAAACTACAGGCTGAGATAAACAAAATTAATGCTGAAGCTGGAAAAGCTGCTGCAGATACCTCTAATAAATCTGCTGACACTGACCGCAAGAACTTGGATTATGTTCAAGAAGAGATGGGGGTTAATCAGGAAAGAGATTTAGAGAAGATGAAAGCACAAAGCAAAGGCAATATGGAACATGAAGTACTGAAGAAACAATTGGAATCATCAGAACCCAATAGAACAGAACTTTAAATTAAAATAGAAATCTCCCTCTAATATAGGAGGGAGGACACACTTAGGAGAATATATATATGACACCATTAGAACAAATCGCAGAAGCACGTACAGAAGCTAAGAATTTGGTTGAGTTAGGAGACCACTTGGATAAACTACGAAAGAATCGTTCTTTCAAAGCTTTGTTTGATGAATACATTCTTAAGGACTTACCACTGCAAGCAGCAGGAATGTTTCAACGTCCTGGGAACTCAGAAATCGCACAAGACAGTTTAGAGAAGTTATTAACTATGGTAAGTATGTTGAACCATACCTTATCAACTGTATATACTAAAGCAGATCAGGCTCAACAAACTCTTACAGAGATTGATGCAGCTGAAGCTGAATATCTAGCTGAAGTGGAGTAATATATATATTATGAGTAATGAACTAAATCAAGATTTAAGCATGAGTGATGAGGACTTTTTAAATATGATGCCTCCTACATTTGAACCACCTGCAGAAGGGTTAGACAACTCTGGTGATGATGATGATGATACTACTCAAGAAGACGATACTACCTCTCTCCAAGAAGAGACTCAAGAGGAAGAAGAATTAGAAGAAGCAGATGAGTCAGATGATTCGACCGAAGACGACTTGTCGTCTGAAGAGTCGGATGAAGATGACGAAGATGCTGATGAAGAT